AAGGCTTGAGAGAGTCTAATAAGACCTTTTTATCTGGCGTGATCGTTGCCTTAGCCCAATCTCTTGCCTGTTGTGTAGTTGTAGAAGTTGAGCCTACATGAGATTGAAACCACGCACCAACTATGTCGTCAGCGTTAAACGCTTTCTGAAATCCTTTGCGGATTTGATCTGCATGGCGAGAGGCTAATCGAACCGCCGTGCCATGAGCAGGCCAATGCATTACAACCCCAAATAGCGTTCGGCGTACCAGCGAGCGCCGTCAATATCTTTCGCCTCAATAAACTTGTTGAGAGTTTCGGCGTAAGCATGGTCGAGATGTTCAAAGTTAAATGGGCGGGTTGGTGTACCGCGATTTGCCCAACGGATGAACTTCTTAACCTCGGTGCGCTCAGGTGTTTCTGGTACTTCTTCCTTTGGCGCTTCTGTAGCAGAAGGCTCGTTGTCCTGTACGCCATTCTCATCAAGAGATGTTCCAGCGGCAACGATTCCATCTGGGCTAAAGAGATAGACAGATTGACCTGCTACGAGGATTGGCATATCTGCTTCTGGTGTATCAAGAAGAGGCAAGCCGTTCTCAGCGCGGTGTTCGTTGATAGTCAAGCCACCATTGCGAACCTCGACATCATCGCGGTCTGCTTGATCTTTGGTGTCATTGCGGGTTGAAGCCATGAACTTGAACTCAAGCTCGCGTGGCATACCCAAGAACGAGTAGGAAAGGTTTGTGATGACTTTAGATAGCCATTGTTGGATTGGCTCAAGTCCGAGTTGCTGACCAGCCTCAGCCTCACCCTTTTGATGACCGCTTGCGCCAATGCCACCCTTAGATGAGAAGCCGATCTCGGTAGGCAATACGCCAAAGTGACCGCAGATTGAGGTGATGAGGTATTCGTCAAATGTATCTGAGAACTTTTCGCCATAACCTTCAAGCTGAACTGCCTTGATACCCGCAGGCAGTAGGCGAGCGCGCTTGCGTTGTTCTGTCTGTCCTGCTAGGTCATCGTTGAAGATGTTCTCATAGGCGCGAAGCAACTCTGGGTTATTGCCGAAGGTTGCATCTGTTTCAAATAGCATTTCTGGCACAACGCCATCGGTGTATTCGGCGCGAATCCATTGCTGACGGCGAAGGTAGATGTCGGCGATAGTAAGTGCGCGCTCAACAGGTGAGTAACCGTACACAGTCCATGTTCGGCGGTTCATAATGTTGTAAACGAGCTGATCTGATGTGAACTCGCCATCGGCATCAGGCGCATCGTTGGTGATGTCGAACTCTGAGCGTGGGAAGCCGTAGAGAATCTGTTGGTAGGCGGGGCCTTGTTCTGGGGTTGGTCGGAAGCCTAGGTCATTGATGAGAGGCTTGATTGTCGAGCCATCGAGAACCTTGAAGCCAAGTAGATCGCCACCGACAGACTTCTGAGGCCAGATAGCCCAAGCATCGAGAACGAGGACTTCTTCTAAGCAAAGGCGAATCCAGTCAGCGAAGGTTAGACCTTCTGCAACATCTGGCATTTTCCAGAAATCAACGAGGCGGTCAATGTCGCTAGAAAACGCTTGGCGAGCCTTATCCATTGCTTGAAGGTGATTGCCACCTGCTTCTGCAATGATCTTCTCTGAGGCTGAATCTGAGATAACAATATCCCATTCAAGAGCCGCAACTTTATTCTTTAAGACTTCGATACAACGGCGCAAGATGTCAATTTGATCGGCAGCAGCGCGAAGGGTTGCAAATGGTACAAGGCGAGTTTCCGTGATGTTGATGTTCTGAGCAACGAGGAACTCATAACGGCGTGGGTCTGGGCGACCACGCTCCTGTAATGGGTTAATCGCGCCGGGTACAAGAGGAACGCCGGGTGTGAAAGGTACATTGGCAATGTTAGGGTCGCGTGGTAGCGGAACCTGTGTGCCGTAGCCCTGTTGCTGAGATAATGCGTTGTTACGCATCTGGGTTTCGGTCATCGCAACTGAACCTGTTGGGAGTGTTGGGGCTTTAGTGATCTCTGATGCTACGCGAGCTGCAAAGCGATCTAGGATGCCCATGTATTCTCCTTATTGTATTCGTGCAAGATTGCCTTCGATGGCAGTTCGGTATTCAGGGGTTAGGTCTTTGGTTAATAGTTTGGTAAAGATTTCAATAGATTCATTTCGGCGACCAATCCACCAAGCAGATACGGCAACCTCAAACTCTAGGCAATAATCGTTGAACTCGACATCCTTGGTTAGATCAGGCGGTCTGTTCTGGCGTAATCCCATACGCGCCCATGTGTAGCACTCCTGCCAGTTGCCTTGGCGTTCGTGAAAGCGTGACATCCAGAAGTAACCCTCTGGGCGATAGGGCAGATAGGCGATGGCTTGAAGGATGGCGTTGCTGACTGTGTGTAGTCTGTCGTGTTGCTCTTCAAAACACTTGCTTAGTTTAAGAAGCGAGATGTAAACAAGGCTTGGATGGCTTTTCTCGCCATACTCAGCCGTTCTTAGATAGAAAGATACTGCGCTCGCTCGTTGCCCCTGTTTATCGTACTCAATCGCAACATCAAAGTTCAGTTGAGGATTAAAAGGGTCGTGCGAAAGATCGTTAATAAGGGTTGCTATAAGCACTCTGCCACCATTTCATCTACAAGTTTGCCCGGCACTTGCAAAACGAACGCGGCATTATCACTCACGCTAAAGCTGATGAGGTAGTCATCCTTGAACTGTGTTAGCCCTACGCAGAACTCAATGCGAAAGTCTAGGAAACTAAACGGGTCAGATAACCCGATCAACTTGAACTCATTGTCATAGACACATAAGCGATGACGGTAAATGCCATCTTTCTGTTGCAGGTAATTCTTGAATAAATCTGTTTCGTGCGTGATAGCGATGTAATTATCGCCATAGCGGATGAGTTGTGAGCCACCGCGCTGATCTTTATTTGGTATGACTGCTGGCTCTAATAAAGCGACCTGATGGGCTTGAGCGCCAATAGCCTCAACAACCTCGACTGGGTTGTGCCATTTGATAAAGTGATTAGGAGTGTCAAGTATCGGCATCCAGTTCTTCTCGCAGTACGAGGAAGGGTTAGGCACTTCGATACGCTTGCGGTCAATCTCTGTTGCAGTCCAGTTGGTCTTGTCGAGAGCGATCTTGCTCATCTCCATACGACCTTGACCATTAACAGTTGTGTCGCGCCTTACGCCTACTAGGTAGTAATCATCCCAGTAAACAAGGCGAGCATCTTCTAGCCCGACAAACTCCCAGATAGGCTGATGAAGGTTAAGCATCTCGACCTTGGTGCAGTCGGTTATCTCAAGCTCGTCATTGAGGCGAACGAGATAGTTCTCGGTGACTAGGCGTTGATCTTTCTCAGGATGCAGGTAACTTAGCGGCCCCCATCGTGACGGGAAGTGCTGGTTATTCTCTGAGTGATAAAGCGTGTAGTTAGTAGCGCGAATGTTGACGAGGATGTCGCCATCTTGATCTATGAAGATACTTGGGTTCATCGGGGTCATATCGCCCGGCACAACTAATGGGGCTAATTTGCCACCTTGCCCAACCGCCTTTTGAACTAAGTTCATTCGCCGATTTTAGCAGGTGCTAACTTTTGTGGCGTATCCCAAGGCACTTCGTAATACCTATCTCGCCAACCTTCGGGAGAGCCGGGCGAAGCATAAACGCCGTAAGTGTTGCCATTCTTGATAATCACTACGCCTGATGAATAATCAGGTGCGATGTAGCGAAAGCGATTTGGCTGAGAGGTTTCAACCTTCTCGTTAGGAAGTAGCTTTAACCAACCATCTTGGCGCAACTGTTCTTCTCGCCATTTATCAGGGTCAGTTTCGCGCAAATCATCAGACAAGTAAGAACGAACAATGTCTGCAATACGCTTCTTAGTAAGCTCTTGAGCATTTTGCATTGCCTCAAACATAAAATTACCTTCTGGCGCTTGAGGTATCCAGTAAGCCTCTACCTCTGCCAGTATTTTTTGAACTAATTGGTTATTAGTCATTTTGTACCTCCCTTTTGGAGATACCTTACACTATACGCCTGCTCGCCGCGGCAACGGCGAGTCAGATTCGTAGAGCTCGTTGAGAGCGAGCTTATTCTACCCTAACTCTCTGTGGAGTGTACTTCTTCAATAGGCTCGTTGTTTACCCACTTGGCGCAAAACTCTAAAGTAGCAAAAATAGCATCTTTAATTTCAAGGCTTTGCGAAGCCAATCTGTAAAGTTCTGGGTAATACTCTAAATCTATGCCTCTAAAATCTTCAGCATATCCTTTGCAACATTCGCTCATGCCCCCACCTTACACCCTATTACGCAGTAGGCGCAGAGTTGGCTGCAAGTGTGGCTAGATAGGCTTGGTAATCCGAATTGGCAGGGTCGGTTGGTATAAACCAGCCGTCTGAGCGTTGAATAATTCCGACCATTGGTTGATTAGTTAAAGGGTCGGTAGGGATTGAGTAGGTAAATGTCATTTCTACAACTCCGCGCTAAATTCAAGGAAAGATGTGTTGTTTGCGTTGCTTACCAAGCGGGTACCATTTCCAGCATTTAACACACTTGAAGAAGTTACGATTGCAATTCCAGCAACATCGTTTGCAAGTTGATCTGCTCCAATACTGCTCAATGTGTTGATCGAGTTATTAGCGCCAGTTGCCGCCAGCAAAGATGCGCTAGATGCGTTAAATGATGGCGTTGTTCTCATTGGAACTGGCAAAGGTATAACACCATAAGCACCAGTTGAACTTACCGCTTGACCCATACAGTAATAACGATAAGTGGCGGTTGTATTAGCAGAAGTAAGTCTGTAGTAGTACCGACTACACAAGGCTAACTCTCCTTGGAGTGTGCCACCTGCTCGGCTGAATGGGGTGGCTACTGGGCCTAGTTCAAACTGTACGCCTGTGATGTCGTAGTAATCGTTGGTTCCAGCAGTTCCAGTTGGAGTGTAAGAAAAAGCCCATCCCACTTGAGTTGAGTTGGTTGGAACGGTTCCAGTAACGGTGAAGCGTTGCCAAGTTGTTGTAAGGGTTTTATTTGTAGCCACAAAGTTATTGTTGCCGGTAAATCCACTAAAAATGTTTTGGTCTGTTCCTGTGCCGTTTTGCAAAGTAATTGCTAACGCATTTGATGTTGCTGAATAGTTAGCGCCAGCGCGGGCATAGAAAGAAAGAGTTACAGTTTGACCGACAAAAGGAATAGAACTGGCAGTTTCAATACATTGACCAATAACCAAACGGCCTGTGCTTGTATCTCCAGAAGCGCGTTGATAACGAGCAGCATATTGAATTGTTGGAAGGTTGGTTGTATCACCTGTGGCAACACGACTCAAAGTTCTGTTGCTGGCTGAATCTGTAAAAGTAGTCCAACGGTCAGCAGTATAAAGATTATTTCCAGCAGTAACGCTTGAAGAACCTCTCTGCCAAATGTCAAAGCCGCCATTGGCACAAGCATTTTTAGCACCTACATAAGGAGCTACTGCTCCACCGCTTGACTGCTCTACCGTACTTGTAAGTTGTGCGCGTGACATTATGCACCTGCCTGTGGTGTTGTTGGAGTGGATAACTCGGATGGGAGTGTGCTGGCTTCGTAGTCAGCCTTAGTCATAGAGGTAAATTCGTCGTTTCCTCGGTCAATGATGGCGTAGGTTGTGACTACGCTTGTGATTTGGTCTATTACATCAATGAAAGTTACATTGTCCATTATAACTCCGCACTAAATCCGAGATAAGCCGATGTTGAATTGTTTGCAAGAACCATATATGGGCGATATTGAGTTAGCCCTGAAGATGTAAAATCTACTCTCACAATATCTGGGGTAGATTCATTTGTTTTCAATGTTGCAGCAGAAACTGCCGTTACCGTTCCGTCATCGGGAGTAACGCATAATGTTGAATAATCAACCGATGTAGGAGCAATCCGCATAGTAACTTTTGTTGGTATTTGACCAAGCAAGTTTGTTGCTCCGCTTGCCCAACCATTTGTTATTTGACCATATGCCAATCCTGGGGTTGTTCTCCAGTAATACTTCTGGCAAGCGGCTAACTCCCCCTGAAGTGTTGAGGCATTACGGCGATATGGAAGTGCAACTGAGCCAAGGTCAATCTGTATGCCTGTAATGTCGTAATAATCATTTGTTCCAGCAGTACCCGTTGGGG